ATGAAGGTGTTCCAAGTAGATCAGCATTAAGAGATTTAAATGAATCATTAAAAAGTTTTACAAACTCTGGGTTAGTACCTGTAGATGAAAAGAAAGCATTAAACAAAGTCATTGGTGAAATAAACAATAAAGTTGGACCAATGCAGGCTACAAAGACAAGATACGGAACTGAATCTAATTACACATTACAAGGTGGCAAAGATTACAGAGAAACTATCTTTACACTTCCAGAAGATATTACAACTAACGCATCACTTAGAAATAAAGGTGGACACTTTGGAGATGAGATTGGTGATGTAAATAATATTTACCACATAAGATATGATACAAGGTTCACACCTGATGGTAAAAAAGTATTTATGATTAATGAAATACAATCTGATGTAAACCAGAGTATTGCAAAAAGTATGACTAAAGCCGCACAACTATCAGGAGAGAGAAGATTAAATCCATTTAATGCTGAGATAGAATTAAATTTATTGGTAGGCCAACGGGGTAAGATGCTTAAAGATTTAGATGATGCACTTGCTAGAAATGAGTTTGGTAGAGTAAACGCCATTAGTGCATCTATGAAAGATATTAATACAAAATTAAAAAGATTAACTACTCAAAGAAATACTTACAGCGATACAAACAAAGATTACTTTCCAATGGTTGAATCAGATTCATATGGAGATCATGCAGTAAAATATTTGATGCAGAAGGCTGCACGTGAAAATGTTGATTACGTAGCCGTTGCCCCGTTTGACAAAGTAAGTTTCAGACAAGGGTACAAAGCGGGTAACGAAAGATTTTATGGTTATGCAAATGGTAAAGGTATAGGTAAAAAAGGTAAAGCTGTACTTCCAGATGTCATGGGTAAGAATGCAAGGTTCTATGGATCAAGCGCAGGTCCAACAAAAATATCTTTATCGGATCCAACTAAACCATATAAAACAATTGGTAATGATACATTTAAATATCCAAAAGATCATCCACTAAAAGGAAAAGAAATAAAAAGCCAATATCATAGTAGCACTGGTATGAATCCTGAAAAAGGAACTAAGAATATTCCAGAAGGAGATCCACGCTTGTATTTCGATGCATATGCGATTAAAGTGGTTCCACTAATGAGAAATACACAAAAAACTTACAAGTCCAAAGGAGGACTTGTGGTGGATATGTTTAAACCAATAAGGTACAATTAATCATGGCAGTAGAAAAAGTAACAGAGGAATTAGCAGAAGAAGTAGTTGAACAACCTGAGGGTCTTCCAGTTGACGTAGAAGTTGAGGGAGAAGAAGAGGTTGTAGAGGAAAGACCTCAAGACGATTTTAATGCAAACTTATCAGAAGACATGGACGAGCGAGAGCTTAAAGACATGGCCATGGAGCTTATTGAAGAATACAAAAAAGATAAGACATCTAGAAAAGAATGGGAAGATGCTTATATTAAAGGTTTAGATTTATTAGGAACTAAGTACCAGGAAGTAACAAAACCATTTAAAGGAGCTTCCGGTGTCACGCATCCATTGTTAGCTGAATCAGTTACACAATTCCAAGCACAAGCATATAAAGAATTAGTACCATCTGATGGTCCTGTACGGACACAGGTTATAGGTTTACAAACACCGGCTACCGAACAACAAGCAGATAGAGTTAAAGATTATATGAATTACCTGCTGATGGAGGAGATGGAAGATTACACAACTGACATGGATCAGATGTTATTTTATCTACCCTTATCCGGATCTACATTTAAGAAAATTTATTACGATGCATTATTAGATAGACCTGTATCTAAATTTATACCAGCAGAAGATTTAGTAGTTCCCTACTACGCATCAGATTTAAAAGACTGTGAGAGAATAACTCACGTAATTAAAATGACACAGAATGATGTCACTAAAAAAATGGCTGCAGGTTTTTATAGAGATATAGAATTAATTGATTCAACAACAGAACCAGATTCAGTACAGAAAAAATTAAATGAACTAGAAGGTGTCAAAGGCACAGGTTCAGATTATTTAAATACAATTCTTGAAATGCACGTAGATTTAAATTTAGATGACTACGAAGATTTTGATGACAAAGCTAAAAAAATAAAAATTCCATATATTGTAACTATTGATGAAGGTAGTGGAGAAATTTTATCTATTTATAGAAACTACAAACCAGATGATCCCAGTTATTCAAGAGTAGAATATTTTGTACATTACAAATTTTTACCAGGATTAGGTTTCTATGGTTTTGGTTTAACACATATGATCGGTGGTTTATCACAAGCTGCAACTCAATCTTTAAGACAATTGATTGATGCAGGTACTTTAAAAAATTTACCAGCAGGATTTAAATCACGTGGTATTAGAGTTAGAGATGATGATCAACCAATTCAACCAGGAGAGTTTAGAGATGTAGATGCACCTGGTGGAAATATAAGAGATCAGTTTTTTAATTTACCATTTACAGAACCATCACCAACTTTATACAACTTGATGGGATTTGTAGTACAAGCAGGACAGAAATTTGCAGCGATAACAGATTCAAATATTGGTAATGATGCTCAAAACAGAGCTGTTGGAACTACAATGGCGCTGATGGAAAGAGGATCACGTGTTATGAGTGGTGTTCACAAAAGATGTTACTACGCAATGAGACTAGAATTTAAAATTTTAGCTAGAATTTGCGGTGAATACTTACCACCAGAATATCCTTACGATGTTTACGGGGGCCCAAGACAAATTAAACAAGCAGATTTTGATAACAGAGTAGATATTTTACCTGTTGCAGACCCAAATATTATGTCTATGTCACAAAGAGTGACGTTAGCACAAGCACAATTACAAATTGCACAATCAAATCCACAGATGCACAACTTACACGAAGCATATAGACGTGTTTACGAAGCACTTGGAACAAAAACTATAGATCAAATTCTAAAACCACCTCCAAAACAACCCGAGCCTTTAGATCCTGCAAAAGAAAATGCACGTTCACTACAAATGAAGTTGCTTACAGCGTTTGAATTCCAAGATCACGATGCTCACATCTCTGCTCACATGGCATTTATGGCATCTAGAATGGTACAGATTAATCCTCAGGTGTATGCATTATTACAATCACACATCTCTGATCACATTTCATTTAAAGCTAAAGCACAAGTGAAACAAATAGTGATGGAAAATCCTGAAATGGCACAAATGGCTCAACAGGATCCACAACAATTTGAAATTATGTTTGAAGCTGAAGTTGCAAAGGTTGCAGCACAGATTACACAAGAGTTAGTACAGACTGAACAAGCTAATCAAAACAAAGAAGACCCATTAATTAAAATTAAACAACAAGAAATTGATTTAAGAGCTATGGATCTTCAAAGAAAAGCTGAAGAAACTAAATTTAGAGCTGATCAAGAGAATCAAAGAGCAGATCAAAGACTTGAATTTGATTATGATAGACTTGCACAACAAGATTCACAATCAGATGAACGTTTAGAAGTAGCGAGAGAGAAAATTGACTCAAAGAAGAAATAATTCATTGAGTGGAGGTGTATCTTCGGGTCCACCACCTAAGAGAGGGCCAAACCCACAAGGACTAACGCGAAAGAAGTTTAAAAGTGTCAAACAGTACACCAAAAAACTCATACGAAAGTCTTCCAGTAACATCTAAATTACTTTTTTTAGCTGGAATATTTGATGGAGAAGGTAGCTTTGGCATTTGGTCAAAGGGCATAGGAAGAAAAAAAGAATTTGCCTGCACAATAGAGATGACAGATAAGGATACACTGCAAAAATTTGTAGATATGTTTGGAGGTCAGATGTTTCCTTGTAAAATAAGGAAACCACACCATACCCCAACCTGGAGATGGAGGCAGAATGGCTACAGGGCTTTCCAAATAATAGATAAAATGATAGAATTCATGAGTATAAGGAGACAGGATAAATATTATGTGGCTAAGCGCGATAAAATTGGCGGCACAAGCAGGTACGCACATATTCAAGAAGCGTCAAGAGACAAAGATGCTGATGGCGGATGCACAAATGATGCACGCAAGAAAGATGGCTCAAGGTGAGGAAGCTTACCAAGGTAAACTTTTAGAATCAAGAAATTCGGACTGGAAGGACGAGGCAGTTTTGATAATTTTGTCAGCGCCAATAGCAGTCCTGAGTTGGGCTGTCATAAGTGACGACCCAGGAGCGATGGACAAGGTAAAATTGTTTTTTGACATGTTCTCGCAGCTTCCGAGCTGGTTCACAAATTTATGGATCCTTGTCGTGGCGAGCATCTATGGTATAAAGGGAACTCAAATCTTCAGGGGTGGAATGAACAAGGATAAAAAATGAAATATTTCGTAACATTTATATATCACTGGTCGACTAAATTAACTTCATGGTCTTGGAATAAATTATATGGAAACAGAACAACAGGGTTAGGGTACAAAAAATGAATTTAGAAAGAGACTTACAAAAATTAAAAAAAGAAAGAGCATTAAAAGAATCTACTTTAGCTCAACTACGAAAAAGAAGTAAAGACTCAGTGTCTAGACCTAAAGCTAAAAAAAATATATTATCAACAGACCCAAGGATGCAAAGGATTTAATATGCCAGGAATAGAAAAAAAAGGAAGAAGTAAAATAGCTAGTTACAAAAAAGGAAGTGGTCCTTGTTGGAGCGGTTATGAAATGATTGGAATGAAATCTAAAGGTGGAAAAAAAGTTCCAAACTGTGTTCCTAAAAAAGCTAATAAAGGTTTGTTAGCAGAAAAAAAAACTCCTCCTAAAAAAACGCCTCCTATTGAGCAACAAGATACACCTAAAAAATTTCAGGATACAATTGATAAAGCTAAAAAATTTAAAAATAAAAAACCTATTCCAGGTGATCCTCGTAAAAGAAGAAAACAACTAATAGATATTCAAAACCCTGTTTCTGAATACGATAAAAAAGGTAAATTAAAATATACTGCCGCTAAGCACGGAACAATGGTTAGAGGTGGTGGTGCAGCTATCAGAGGACTAAAATTCCAAGGAGTGAAATAATGTGGAAATGGATAAAAAACTTATTTAAACCGAAAAGAGTATTGCCAGATATTACATCGGTAAAACCAAAGGTAGACTTAACAGGTCTTACTAAAGGTGATATAAAGAAATTAAAGAAACAAGGAAAAATATAATGCCATCAAGAAAAGTATCAAATAGAAAAACTGTTGCAAATAAACCAACTAAGGATCCTGTGGATCCTAAAGATCCTAAAAAAAAGAAATACAAACCAGGTAAAATGGGAAATCCTGCAGTTGTAGAAACTTACGAAGACGCAAGAGAAAATGCAATGATCAATAGAAACGTTCCTACGATGAAAGAAGGTGGCTATTGTAGAGGTGTAGGTGCTGCAATCAAAGGCACTAAATTCGAAGGCGTTTTTTAGTTTACAAAAAAGACAAAATTATTATATTATTTAATAGTTCAATTTAACTTTAAATATCATGATAAAAATTCTAGACAACTTTTTAGACTATAATCTATTAAACTATATTACTAGCGAAGTTCTAGATAAAGATTTCCCTTGGTTTTTTTCTGATGGAAAGTCTTATGAGAGAGACGGCCATATTCAGTTTCAACATACTTTTTACATTAACAACAATATTAATAGTGTCTATTATAAAAGCATTGCTTTACCCATTCTAAAAAAATTAAATTTCAAATACGTTTTAAAAGCAAAAATTAATATTACCCCTAAAGACAAAGAAATTACTAAATATTTATTACATAATGATGTTGATATAGAATGTAATACAGCTATATTGTATCTCAATGATAATAATGGGAAAACTGTTTTTGAAAATGGAGAGGAAGTTAATAGTTTGAAAAATAGAATGGTAATTTTCCCCTCTTCCTTAAGACATGGGGGAACAACTCATACAAATTCTAATTACAGATCTTTAATTAATTTAAATTACATATGATTCAAGGCGATAGCACTGAATACGAAATTTTAACACAAGCATGTGAAACATTAGGGAACAACCTATTTACTGCTGAAATAGGTGTTCGTGAAGGTAAGGGTACTTCTACAATTTTGGAAGCATTGAAGGATAAAAACCATTGGCATATTGGAATAGATCCTTATGGTAATTTAGATTATCAACACTACGATGAATCAAGTTCTTACACTTGTGATTACACAAACAGTATGAAACTTCAGTTAATAAAAGATATTGATTATGAAAATTTTACATTGTTCCCAATGGGTGATGATGAATTTATGAAAAGATTTTTTGATGGTGTCCCCATCTACAGAGAAAAGAAAGAATTAATAAATAAATATGATTTAGTTCATTTTGATGGACCTCATAAAACTGTTGATGTAATTAAAGAAGTAATTTTCTTTGGTGAACGATCACACGCAGGCACGGTGTTCGTTTTCGATGATTATCCTAAATTTGATATGGATACTGTTTTAAAAATTATAGTTAATCAATATGGTTTTATGTTATTAAAACAAGGTAAGAATAAAATTTCACTAAAAAGAAATTAATGGACATAGATACAATATCACTCGTACAACATAAAGTTAAGAAAGCTTTAGCTAGACTCAAGTCACACGCTATATATGGTGTTGACACCATGGAGAAACTACAATATGTTAGGGGTCAAATCAGATCTCTTGAGGATCTGCAACAGGATCTTAAAGACCTGCTGACAACAACGGAGTACGATGATGAACAAGTCCACGGAGATACCGAAACGGACTGATGCTCTTCTAAATGCTTACAAAGCTAAAGAAGAAATAGAAACAGTCCTAGATCCTAAAAAGATCGACAAATCAACATTAGATAGTCTACCAACACCAACTGGTTATAGAATTTTAGTTTTGCCATATGCAGGACCTAAAAAAACTAAAGGTGGTTTATGGCTTTCTGATGCAACACAAGAAACGATACAAATGACTACAGTGTGTGGTCTAGTATTAAAAATGGGAGATCTTTGTTATCATGATAAAGATAAATTCACAAACGGACCTTGGTGTACACTAAATGAATGGATTATTTTTAGTAGGTATTCAGGTTCTAGATTCAAAATAGATGGCGGTGAAGTAAGAGTGTTGAATGACGATGAAGTCATTGCAACAATTAAAGACCCAAATGAT